ACTAACGAAGCCTTACGTACAGTCTTTGGAGATGTAGTTCTTGGATTAGCAAAGACAGTTGTTAAAGAAGAAGGTATTGTTGGACTTGTTGAAACAAAAAGAAGAGGTGATAAAGCAATGCTTGATACAGCTAAAGCACTTACTGACGTCAAAAGAAAAGGCGATAAACTTATGGCTGATGTAGCTAATACTGGTCACAACGTAAGAAAAGCTGTTATCAATAAAATAAAAGATCCAACAACTAAAGCATTCTTCAAGCGTTTAGGTGAAGAAACTGCTGATTTATTTATTCAAGCTATGGCTGAAGTAGATGAGCAGATGAAGAACTATACGATTAATAAACGTACAAGACGTCTTAGTCCAATAGACCAAAACAATATATTTTCTCAAAAAGGAATCAACCCATACAAATTTAAACCCGAATTATTAGGAGAGTTCTATGGAGGATGAACTATACGATAGAGTCCTCCAAGAACGGAGAGACTTACAACAAAAAGAAGTTGAAAGAGAAGAGGAACAGCAACAAGAAATCGCTGCTATAGAGGAAGCAAATACTGAGAAAGCTCCAGAGGATTACAACCTTGGAGATAATGTTAAAGAACTAGGTAGAGCTGTAGTTGGTGGAGGTATTGATATCTACAACAGTGTTGGTTCATTACCTAAACTCTTTGATAAAAGATTTTACCAAGCTACAGATCCAGAGAATCCCTGGAAATACGATGCACCTTGGTTGATTAAAGGTGGTCCAATAACTAGGACAAAGTGGGGTGGTTTCATACGTGGAGGTACAGAACTAGCTGGTGGTCTTGTAGGTACAGGTAAAGTCCTATGGGGTATAAAAGGTCTTAAAGGACTAGCTACAGCTGCTAAGGCTACACGTATGGGACGTATTGGTTTAAGTGCTGTACAAGGTGGTACTTATGACTTAATCAGTAACCAATCACAAGAGAAGAACTTAGCAAGAACTCTTATTGATATAAAACCTCAATGGGCTGGTGTTCTTAATCCTATTGCTACTAAAGAGGATATGTCACCTGCTATGAAATCTATGTTTAACATAGGTGAAGGTCTTGGTATTGGTGCATTATTTGATGTAGCAGCTGAAGCTGGTGGTTGGGGTATGAGATCATATTCGGAGTCAATAAAGAAGTCTTCGAAAAAGATTGTTAAACCTGATCCAATCACTAAAGCTGTTGATGCTAGTAGTGATGTTGAATATGCAAATAAAACTCAAGTAGTTGAGACAGGTGCTATCAAGTCATACGAGAACGCTAGAAAGAAATCAAAGCAAAAGCGACCTCCTTGGAAGTCATTATCAAAAGAGCAAAAAGAAGATCTAAAACAAATATACGCTGATAAGAACAATATGGATTGGGGTCCAAATAGAGACCTTGATCGTAGAGCTATAAAGCAAGGTCAAGCAAATAAAGAGTTAGCTCTTGAGCAGCTTGAATTTGACTTTACTAATGGTTCATCTAGAACTAACCCTGCTTACTACAAAGGTGGTGATATCTCTGATAACCAAGCGTTATCAAGTTCATCTAAACCGATGAAAGGTGTAAGAGACATGATACAAATTCGTAATGATCCATCTCAGAAGTATGGTTCTCCAAGGGGAACTATCACTGAGGCGAATATCAGAAGGAGTGAATATCAAGCACCAGGGATGATGCTTAGAGAAAGAGATATCTTAGCTAAGAATCTTGTAGCTGATCCTTCTTATCAGAAGATATATGGAGAAGCAATGCCAGAGGCTATTGCTGAAGACTTAGGTAATGCAGGTGCAGATCTAATCAGGTTTGTTAATGACTCAGGTCATAGCAGACTGATGGATATACCACAAGAAGATGTTATTAAATACATCAAAGATAAAGATGCAAATAGACCTACAGCTATTGAAGGTATTGGGATACTTAACAAATCTCAGTTAATAGCTACAGATACAGTTCTTGGTCAGCTTCTATATGAAGCAAGAGACTTAGCAAAGGCAGCTCTTAGTGTTGCTGATGAAATAGATGTTGGTGCACCTGGAGGTTTATTAGATGGTCTCATGGCTCGCTATTCAGCTATTGCGAGGATGAGAAAAGAAACCAGTATGCTATCTAGTTTTGAACTAAGAAAGTTTAACTCTGGAGGTAAGCTTAAAGATACCCTTCAAGAAGCTGATGTACGAGGTAAAGCATCTGATGCTGCAGCTAGTGATGCTGCTGCATTTAAACAGCTATTACAAGGTGATGTAGATGATGATCTCTTAGAGTCATTCATACACTTTACTGCTACTTCAAATGGAAGTAAGCAGACTTGGAAGGATATGGATACCTTTTTTAAACGTAAACTTCACGGATATAAGAATGGTGATCAATACCAAAGGAATGCAATCATTAATGAGATGCAGACCATGGGTGTTAACTCCATGTTATCTGGTCCTAAGACTCCAGTAAGAGCATTAGTTGGTACAGGTTTAGGTACTGTTATGCGTCCTGTGGCTACCATTTTAGGTGCTACTGATGACATGACTAGACGTGGTGCTTTCCAATCTCTTGGAGCAATGGTTGATGCTAGACATGATGCTTGGAAGAAAGCTATCGCTGATTTCCAATCCTATACTTTCCATGAGGAAGGTTGGAGAGGTTTAACTCAAACAAAGAAAGATCAAGAATGGAATGCCATGACATCATGGATGGAACAATATGGATCTTTTGGAGATAGAGCTGCAGCCTTAATAGCTAATAACATGAGGGAACTGAATAAGTTACCTGTCTTTAACTATGGTCCAAGGATTATGAAATCCATGGATACTTACTTTACTCAAATCATTGGTAGAGGAAGGCTTAGACAAATTGCATTTGATGATGTCTATACCAGAGCTAAAGATCAAAACATGGTCCTATCTGATTCAGATATGGCTGATCTCATTAAAGCTGCTGAAGTAGAGTTTGAAGGAAAGGTATTTACAGCTGATGGAATGGTGTCAGATGAGATGGCTAAATTCTCTGCTGATGAAGCAAAGCTAACTCAAGAATTAAAAGGGTTTGCTAAGGATTTAGATCAAGCATTTGACAAGATGCCATACCTTAGACCGTTCTTCCTGTTTGCAAGAACAGGTGTTAACGCTTTAAAGATGACATCTAAGTACACACCAATATTAAACAAGTTCATTAAAGAACATGCTGATATCTCTAGTCTCCCCTGGGATGCACCAGAGATGGCTCAATACGGTATCAAGAGTCAACGTGACTTAGAACTGGCTCAGTCAGTTATGCGTGGACGTATGACTATTGGTTATGGAGTAACAGCTACAGCTTCCTTAATGGCACTTAATGGTGATATCACAGGTAATGGTCCTCCAGATAGGCAACTCAAGAACTCTTGGATGCAAGCTGGATGGCAACCTAGATCCATTAAGGTTGGTGGTAAGTACATAAGTTATGAAGCATTAGAACCATTCAATATGTTCTTTAGTTTCATTGCTGATGTTGTTGACTCACAGAAAGTTATGGGTGATGAGTGGGCTGGTAACTGGTTCAGTAAAGCTTCTTATTTACTCAGTGCTAACGTAACAAACAAATCATTCCTTGCAGGTCTACTTCAATTACAAGATCTACTTACTAGCCAAGGTGGTGATGCTGCACGTGTAGCAGCAAACTTTGCTAATAACCAAGTACCACTAGCAGGTTTAAGGAATGAGATAGGTAAAGTATTCTCTCCAGGTATGAGGGAATTAGAGTCTGGATTCTGGCAAAGTGTAGGAAATAGAAACCTATATGTTGACTTAAAAGATGACGATGGGTTCCTACCACATAGGTATGACATTTTAAATGGTGAGAAATTACGTGATTATGATCCTGTAACAAGACTTGCCAATGCAATCCTACCTATAAACCTAAATGTTGGAACTAACGAAACTAGGGAAATGCTATTCCGTAGTGGTATTAGTTTTAAACAAACATTTAATACAGGTCCAAGAGGTCAAAGCTTAGAAGGTCATCCAGAATTAAAATCTAAATTCCAGTTCTATATAGGTCAACAGAATATAGAAGCTCAACTTGAAAAACTCTTTGAGAATCCTCAGATTGTTAATTCCATACTTGTGATGGAAAGAGATAGAGCTGAAGGTAGAACCTATGATCCATCAAAGAACATACATGGTGATGCTATTAGACAGATCTTTAATACTGCAAAGACAAATGCGTGGGCGTTATTACTAGAGAACAACCCTCAAGGTAGAGCTTTAGATTATGCACATAGCATGGGTCAATTAGAAGATAAGTTGAGACGTCAAGGTAAATACCAGAAAGCGAAAGATGTATATTCCCAAGTTAAACAATTTGAAAAACAGATGAAAGTTAAATAACCACCCATATTCCCAATTATAGCGACATGGCTGTTACACAAAACCAATACACAGGGAACGGATCGACCGTTCTTTTTTCATTTACATTTCCATATTTAGCAAGTACCGATGTCAAGGTTAAAGTTGACGGTACTGATACAACTGCATTTACCCTCGCCAACGCTACAACTGTACAGATGAACGCAGCTCCCGCTAACGGAGCTGTAGTCGTCGTTTACAGGAATACTGACAACGATAACAAGAAGGCTACATTCTATCCTGGTTCAGCGATTAAGGCGGAAGACTTAAATAATGACTTTGACCAAATCCTATATGTAGCACAAGAGGTTGATAATAACGCTTTAGATGCACTTGGTACTAGCCCTATGCAAGCTAATCTAAATATAGGCGGTTATAAATTAACTAATGTAGGCACACCTACAGCTGGTACTGATGCTGCAAATAAAACATATGTAGATACTCAATCCTCAGCTGCTGTTGCTAGTTCTGTGGCTGTAGGTACAGACCTAAGCAAAGCGACATCAAGTGGTGTTACTACATTTGCTCATAACGTAACTGGTGCTAACCAAACAATTAATAATAGTAATGGTACTGTTCTGCAAGACATTACAATTACAGCTCAAGGTCACGTAACCTCAGCAGGATCAACAGATCTTGATAATCGTTACTACACAAAGACTACTTTAGATGGTGGTCATTTTGATAGTAGGTACTACACAGAGACAGAGTTAAATGCTGGACAATTAAATAACCAGTACTATACAGAAACAGAATTAGATGCTGGTCAATTAGATAACAGGTATTATACAGAGACTGAACTTAATGCAGGTCAGCTTGATAACAGATACTACACTGAAGCTGAGCTGAATGCAGGTCA